AATAGTATTTCCTAAATTGGTTCTGCTCGTTTCTAACGCCCGTGTTCGACGTGCTAATGCGCTTGGATTATTGCGTCTTTGAGTTGCCGACCTTAAATGCATTCTGGGGGTTCTAATAGTATTTTCATTAATGCTAGACATATATTATATTATACTATTATATTAGCACAATATAATATTATAGTAATATTATTATAATAATTTTTACATTAGTCGAGTTATTAATTTATATAAATGATAAATAATAATAAATGCTCCAACAAATCCTAAGGCTCTATATGTTTCTTTAGTTAGTTTCTTTTGCAATCCAAAATACGCTAGTGCTATAAATCCAGGTATAAACACTATATAATGAATAATATTTAAAATATTTCTTAAATTAGTAAATTCTAAAGTAGGAAATGGGACAAATAATATTATTGCCAAACCTAATAGTCCTAGCGCATAATATATTGGTCTTGGTGACTTAGCTTTAAAATAACCAATATATACTAATAATGCACCAATAACTAATATATGTAGTATATTGACATATTTCATAGGTAATCTTACAAACCCCATTTACTATTTAAATATAGTAAGTATATTATATTTTAGATTTTTTATATTTTTTATATTATTATTATTTTTCATTTTTATATTTTTTATATTATTTACTTAGATTTCCAATATAATATTTTGGTAAAACGTTTTCTTTTACAAAACTAGGATGCTTAATAGATTTAAAAAGTCGCGTTCCATTTTTGCCGACGGCTTTTAAAATAACGTCTCCTCCTGGGTGTGTTGGAATCCAAGTAGTAATATCATAAACCTTATTTTCAATTATTGTCCAAGCATCATTTTTCTTATTATGTTTTTTGACTTCACCCAATGTAAATGTTTTTTTAATGCTACCACCTAACGTAGTGTCTTCTATTTTTACTTCTACTTCTAATTCTAGCTTATTATTTCCTCGTTTTAAAGTCTTGGTCTTAGTCTTAGCTAATATTTTGACTAATTTAGCTATACAACTTTCGGATGTCATTAAAGCACCTTCGCACCATGCCTGATACTTTGAATAATTCTCTCCAATAATAAAAACACGAGGATAAGGATTTATTAATTTAACACTTAAATAATCTGAGTCTACGTCTTTTTTCCAACACGCCACACCAGCATCCCAGAAATACATTTTGATATATTTACTTAAAGGCACCTTTATATTATAAATGCTAAATAGCAAATTTAGTTTTGTGTTTAGTTTAACTTTTACGTAATCAAGTCCCTTGCTAACTAATAAGTTATTCCAATAGCGTGCATTTGCGCAATCACTATAGCTACTCATAATTAGTCCATTGTCAGGATTAATAGGAATTACAAACTGAACATTAGTATTTGTAATTGTTTTTTCAATATTTTTGAACCACACAGAGCCGTTATCTTTATCTTTATCTTTATCTTTATCATAAATCTCGTAAATTCTTAGCAAATTAATTGAGTTAATAGAGTTTAACTCGCTTAGCAAAGGTTTGAAGATTGTCAATTGTGTCAAGCTTTTTTTAGGAATAGCGCATATTACATATTTTGAATATAGGATGTCTGAACTAGACACTTTTGTATTATAATTTGCAACACTTATTTCAAATAGATCACTAGCATCATTTTTTTTATAAGTTATATTTTCAACATTTGAGAGATTTTGCAGCTTTATATTATGTGAGTTATAAGCCCTTGTTTTTTTAATAGCTTGTAACAGCCGTTCTATTATTTGTTCTAGCCCTCCGTTAAGTGTAAAAAATTCAGAGCTCTTATTATAGTCATATTTAAAATATTCAATAGCATCATAAGCGTTTAATTCGTTCAAGTCAGAAGAATATTCAAAGACGTCTTCGACTTTTCGAGAGAATGAAGCAGACACATATTTTGTAAGAAACTCATACAAATAATAGCCTTGTTTTGTCGTCTTGCCTAATTTGGAAACTAGGGGGCTAAAGAAAAATTTGGTTAATTTGTCCATAATGTAGTCTTTTGTTGTTGTTTTGTTGCTTACTTTGTTATTTGCTGTTACTTCTATATATGTTTTAGTATTTGGAATAGGGATTATTTTTGGTTTTAGTCCTAGTTCATTTATTAAACTAGTTATGAGTTTATGATGATATCCTAAGCGTCCTGCGCCTAAATCCATAATATATTCTTGCTTGTCTATTGTTTCTTTATACGAATATATTCGACCGCCATAACGCTGACCTGATTCTAATAATAGAATTTTTAGATGTGCATACTTTTTTGACAATTTATATAAGGTGTAAAGACCTGCTATGCCTCCGCCTATTATTACTAAATCATAAACGTTTGTTGCGTTATGATTTTTTTTATTTATTTTATTTTTTCGTGTATTAGTCATTTAATTATATTATATTATTATTAACTTATAGCAAGATAATAATAATGCTGTAAATCTCTCAACTTCTAATTTGCTAATTTGCTAATTTGCTAATTTGCTAATTTGCTAATTAGCTAATTAATTAGACAAATGTGATAGTATATTCATTGAATTAGTAACACGTTGGCGCGCTTGTCTTAATTCATCACCCAGACGTTCTTGATTTCTAACTAATCTATTATAGGTTGCAGAAGGTATACCTGTTAGTCTTAAACTTCTATTAGATTGTTCGTAGTTGCGTAGGTCTTGTGTTGCGTCATTATATGCTTGTGTTGCTAAGCGTCGTTCTTGTAATGCTTGGTTTCTAGCAACTAGCGCCTCTTCATAAGTAATATTTGGAACTGCTAAATGTGCATAGACATTGTTGGGTATAACTGTTCTACATAACGGACAACTAGCGTGACCACTGCGCATACTAGTTTCTAAACATCCACTATGAAATCTGTGAGTGCATCCTAATTTTGTAATAGCTTCATTTTTTGCCATAGGTTCGTGACATATTGCGCATTCATTTGTTTTTTCTAAATTTGCATAAATTTGTTCAATTGAGCGGGCGTGTCTTCTTCTTGTTTGCTTACCTCTAACCCGTTTTTGAAGCTTTTTAGCTGCAGAACTTCTTCTTTTTCTGCGACTTGAAGAACTTCGACTTCTTGAAGGCATATAATATATTAAAATATTTTTATATTGTTTTGTTATTATATTAAGCTGTGCTAGTATTAATGCAATCGTTGTGATTCGGGTAGTGCATTATACATAGCTTCTGCCCTTTCATTTGCTAGACGATAACGTTCGTTCGCTGCCCTTAAATTAAGTTCTTCAATTTGTAAATCTCTAATACTAATTCTTCGTCGTTGTGTTGCTGTTCTTGTAGTTGCTCTTGTTGCCCTCGCTAATATAGTTGCTATTCTTTGTTCTATAACTTTCACAGCCTCATTCGCTGCTATACTCTCTTGTAATGCATTTATTACACTATCTACATTATTGTTTTGTGTTTGTCTATTATTTATTGTTCTAGCATTATATAAGTTTCTTAGGATTTGTAGTGGTCTAAATATTAAGTTTCTAAATGTTCGTCTAGTTCTAGTTTTTGTTTGTAGTGAAACATTAGTTATAACTCTTCTACAATTAGGGCATTTATTATTATAAATCAAAGCCTGTTTTATACATTTAGTATGAAATATATGTCCGCACGGTAAAGCAATTGTAATATTTTTTTTCATAGGCTCAAAACATATTGAGCATTCATTAGTAGTCGATTTTATAGTTTCTTTTAGTAATTTTACTGCTCTTCGACTTCTAGTACCACGAAAACTCGATTGAATTTTTTGTGTTGCTGCTAGTTTTCGAGTTTTATTAGCTCGAAAACTTGATTGAATTTTTTTTGACGCATTAGATTGAATAATAGACGATGACATACTATTATATAGGGTTATTATAATTTTATAAAATTATAAAAATAAGTTATTAAGGAGAACCACTAAGCATTTGCGAACCACTAAGCATTTGCGAACCACTAAGCCTTTGCAAACCAAGATGGTTTGAAATTCGTAATGCGTTGCGCGCATCGTAACTTGCAACTTCTAATAAATTAGAAATTCTATCACTAATACTAAAAATATGTTGCCATAGTATTTCATCATTTCTGGTTGGTCGTGTGCTAAAACTTACATAGTTAGTGCTTATATAACTTACTTCATCGTGTAGACTTCTTAAAGTAGTCTCGGTATCATTTGCATTTACTTCCAAATATACTGAATGTTCATAAGTTATATTTGGAATTTCTGGCGCATCAGGTAATAGTTCTCTCTGTCGTGCTATACTTTGTTCTATAGTGTCTAGTTCGCGTGCGCGTTCTATATAGTGTCCTATTAGTTCAATTGGTTCTATATCTAATACATAATCTAATTCATGTATTGTTGGTTGTATTTCGAATAGTGGTACTACTCGTCGTTCTTGTCGTTCATTAGAAGGATAAGGTATATTAGTTACAACTGCCCTACACTTTGGACAAGTTCCACCAGTGCTAGTTAATGAACGCTTTATACATTCTGCGTGAAATCTATGTCCACAAGGTAATGCAATACGAACATGATTACGAACATCATTAGTCAAAGGATCGTTAGTCAAAGGTCCAAGACATATTGGACAATCATTAATTGTTGTACTAGTATTTTTTTCTCTATTTATTACTTTTCTAGTTTGTTTTCCTCGAACTCTTGACTGAATTTTACGACTTGCTTTTGACCTTTGCCTTTTTCTACTTCTAAATCGTTTTTGAATTTTTTTAGCAGCAGAACTTCTTAATCGCGATGACCTTCGTCTTTGCGTTTGAGAAGGCATATATATATATATATAATAATATAATAATATACTATAAAATATATAAAGCTATAAATATAATATACTATAAAATAATATAAGGCTATAAATATAATATACTATAAAATAATATAAGGCTATAAATATAATATACTATAAAATAATATAAGGCTATAAATATAAAATAATATAAGGCTATAAAAATAGTATAAAAATAGTATAAAATTACCTAAGGTCCGGCACTTCATTATTACCACCAATTTCATCTACAATTTGCGTTGCATTATTTCTAAGTACTTGCGCACGATGTAATAAATCAGACGTTATATAATACATATTAGTAACATCTTGGTCAATTGGGTTACCATTTATTCTAACATTTCTATAATTCTGATAATTTTCAGAAGCTTCATAAAATAGTCTTCGTATTTCAGTTACAAGTTGGCGTGCGTTATCTTGAATACGTAATGCTGGAGTTAATGTTATATTTGGTCTTTCTCTCGGGTCGGGTAATTGTATTAATCGTTGTTCTAGCATTTCGATTTGTTGCATACGTTGTAATATATATTGTCTTCGCAGTGTTGGATTTAATATTGCTGGTGGTGTTTGTGGTGCTTGTGGTTGTTGTTGCGAAAGCGGAACATTACCAAATGTTCGATTTGCTCTTCCTTCTGGTACATATGGTATATTAGTTACAACTCCCATACAATTTGGACATCTTCCATTAGTACTAGTCAATGAACGCCTTATACAGCCGTCGTGAAATCTATGTCCACAAGGTAATGCAATACGAACATGATTACGAACATCATTAGTCAAAGGATCGTTAGTCAAAGGTTCAAAACATATTGAACAATCATGAACTGTTGTACTAGTATTTTGTTGTCTATTTATTACTTTTCTAGTTTGTTTTCCTCGAACTTTTGACTGAATTTTACGACTTGCTTTTGACCTTAGTCTTTTTCTACTTCTAAATCGTTTTTGAATTTTTCTAGCAGCAGAACTTCTTAATCGCGATGATCTCCGTGTTTGCGAAGGCATATATTATATAATAATATATTATTTTATTTTATGCTATATTATATTATTTTATGCTATATTATATTATTTTATGCTATATTATATTATTTTATTCTATAATATATTATTTTGTAGCATAGCATAAAAGTATTTTATAAAGAAATTATAACTAATTTATGTCTTAATTACCCTCTTCTATGTATTGGTGATGTGAGTCTCGTGTATGCTCGCATCCAAGTGGTCCATTGTCTATTTGTTAGCTCCTCTTTTTCTTCTTCGTCACTTGGCAAGTTATTAATTATTATACTTGACTCGTTCAAAAACTCAGTTAGCTCTTCTTTTGTTGTCGCACTATACATACTCGCTATTAACTCATTAGCACGATTAATAGCGTCAATAGTATTATTGCTTCGTTTAGCTCTAATTGCTTCTAATTGTTTAGCTCTAAGTGCTTCTAATCTTGGATACGCTTTAAACTGTGCTTGAATCCGTTTTGTTGCGAGCTCTCCTTGTTTGTTGTATGGTAAGCTATGAATTAGTACATCTGATTCATCCAACAATACTTGTGCCTCCTTCTTTGTAGCAGCATTAAGTATTCCTGCTATTAATGTATTAACACAATCAATAACAACATCAGTGTTAGCAATATTAATATTAAAACTACTAGGCATTGAAAGACGTGTTTCTAGGTCATGTTGTTGCTCTGGGACTATAGATGTTCTACAAATTGGACAAAGTTTGTTTTCTTTGTTTTCTTTAAGACATTTTCTATGAAATATATGACAGCAACGGAGTGTTTGTGTAAGTTTAGGTTGCAACATAGCACCAAAACATATAGGACACTCCTGAAGATTTGGATTTGCTGACGCTCTTCTAAATTTTTTTTGAATTCTTCTTGTAGCAAGTCTTTTAGAGTTAAGTTTTGATAAATTTGCTAGCGTTTGTTCTCTTTTTCTTTTTCTTTTTCTGAACGTGTTTTGAATATGTGTAATGGCTTTTGTTGTTGGACTTAAAGAAACACGTCTTGGACTTAAAGACGCACGTCTTGGAATTAAAGAAACACGTCTTGGACTTAAAGAAACACGTCTTGGACTTAAAGACTCTGCTATTGGACTTAAAGATGCTGCTATTGGACTTAAAGACGCACGTCTTGGACTTAAAGAAACACGTCTTGGACTTAAAGATGCTGCTGTTGAATCAAAAGGTGATAACTCTACAGGTTCAGGCGCTATTCTAGACCTTCTTGTTGTTAATCTACTTCTAATACTTTTTCTTAATTTTGCTGTTCTATTTTTTAAACTTCTTATAAGGTCCATATGTATAATAATTATATTATTTTTTATAATTCTATAATATAATTAGTAATAGACTATGAATTCTAGTAAAAATAAAACTAAAACTAAAAGTAAAACTAAAAATGTGTCGCAATTATTTAAGTTAATTAGTGAAAAAAAAATATTTTTGGCATTAATTTTCTCAAATTTAATACTTCAGCACTACATTAGTTATTATGTAAGTGCTAATATTAATTTAGACACGCCTAAAGAAGAAGAGGAAAATCCTAATAAATATAACACTATTATTATTGTTAGTTCTTATATATTAGCTACACTATTTGTTTTACTTTTAATTTTTGTTCCTATGTCTATAGTGGTAAAATTTATAATATTTTCTCTCTTTTCAGTAACATTTGGAATAATATATGCCTCTCTAAAACACAGATTTGACCCTGGTTTTGTCCACGGGTCAGCAATAGGAACAGTATTAGTTTTCGTTTTTATGATATTATTTGGGCTAGCACTAATAATGAGCGGTATTCAATATACCAACAAAGTGGCTTTCGGTATATTTTATGCATTAGTGATGTTAATAATAATAGGTGTTATACAATATTTTATGTATAATTATTTAGTTATTACAAAATTAGTGTTAATTGTTTTAGCTGCCTTATTTGCATTATATATTGTTCATACAACAAATAATATATTGCTACGCGACTATGAAGGAGATTTTATAACTGCTTCATTTGATTATTATATAGATATGTCTAATTTTTTTTATGCATTAAAAGTTGACCCTGATTAATTTTTTTTATACTATTTTATTATAAAACTATGAACTCTAACAAATCTAACAAATCTAATTTAGCAAATAAAAGAAAAAAGTCTATTTTTAAGAATGATATATCACAAGTATTTAAGTTGATTAGCGAAAAGCGGTCTTTTTTTGCGTTAATTTTAGCTAATTTATTAGTGCAACTTTATATTACTTATTATGTAAGTGAAAATGTCAAAGTTGATGAAGAGAATAAACAGGGTAAAAAATTCAGCAGCAAATTTATTGCAGCGGTTGTAGCAACAATTGTTATAATTTTAATTTTGGCACTTGTTCCTATGCCTGCATGGTTGAAATTTATATTCTTTTCTCTCTTTTCCGCTGCTTTTGGTATAATTTTAGGATATAGAAAATCAGGATTAGATCCTAATGTTATTAAGACTGCATTTATTGGAACAGCTAGTATTTTTGTTTCTATGTTCATATTTGGACTAGCACTAATAATGAGCGGTATTCAATTGGGTTTTAGGACTGCTATTGTGTTACTTTTTGCGTTATTAGCACTAATTATTGTTACCATTGTGCAAATTTTTATTGTTCAATCGTCGTTATTAAAAAAAATAATAGTCATAAGTTCGCTAATATTGTTTTCAATATATATTGTGTATGATACAAACAGTATATTACAACGCGATTATGCTGGCGACTTTATAACAGCCTCGTTAAACTATTATTTAGATTTAATTAATATTTTTAGTGCATTATTGAGCGATGTGGGGTTAGGTGATTAAGGTATAGGAATAAACTTCCATCCTAAATCGTCACAAATTTTCTTCCATATTTGGTCTTGTTCTATGCGCTTTTCACGGTCTTTTAACATAGGAAAATATGGTAAAAAACTGCGCTCATTTAATAATTCGCATAATTTATATAATGTATAATAATAGTTTAAAAAATTTACTCGTTCTTTAGGGCAATATTTTGAATATGGTTTTTGTAGTTCCATAAATAAATTGCATAATGTTTCTTCGAGTTCTGCGCTCATAATAGGCGGTCTAATTCCTAGTTTATCTTTGATAAATGGTATATGTTCGTAATATTTGTTGTAGCCCAAGTTTTTCAATATTTC